GAACAGTTCGCCGCATGTTTTGGTAACTGGTGATTTGAACAGTACATCAGATGCGCGGTTAAAAGAAAACGTAGAGCCAATCACAAATGCATTGTCAGACGTATCACAGCTTGAAGGTGTATCATTTGACTGGAAGGACACAGGCACGCGTGGGCATGGTTTCATTGCTCAACAGGTGGAACCTATTTTGCCAGACGTTGTGCAGACGGATGAAGAAACAGGCATTAAGTCGATTAACTATGTCGGCATGATTGGACATTTAGTTGAGGCTATCAAAGAGTTGAAGGCTGAGATAGAAGAATTGAAACGCTAATAGTGGAAGGACACGAAGATGGCGATACAAGTAGGCGGCCAACAGGTCATCAGTAACAGCCAAGGGCTGACAAACATTACAAGCATCGACAGTACCACAGCGGCATCAATTACAGCAGGTGGTGTTGGGGGTACTTTCCCAGACCTAACAGGCACAACAAATAATGGCACTGATAGTGTAACAACCACACGAAATATATTTGGCATAGACGGTGCTACAAATTCTGCTTCTGGAAGCAGTGTAAGTTCAATGACATGGACACTACCTACTGGATGGAGCGCTGATCTTTTTGATAGCGGAGGGGCTGCTGGGTGGAGGTTAGATTTTCAAGGTGTTCCCAGCCAAAACAACAGCTATATAGACATGTCTGTTTCGGCTACTGGTGGAAACAACCTGTCTTTTGAGCGACGAACTAGGTATGGCAACAGTCATCAAGGAACTTCTACATCCAATTCGTCAAATATGAGAATGACTGATTATGGGATAGCAAGCAGCACAACAGGGAAAAGAGGTTTTTATGGTTCCGTTCATTGGGACGGTGAAATAGGCTGGTTTTTTAGGGGTGGTTTAACTTTTGCATATGGTAGCAGCGCCCTAATTATGCATAGCGCATATTCAGGATGGCTTTATTCTGGATATAATTTGAGTAGTATTACGCTTACTAGTAGCTCAGGGAATTTTGCTTGGATTGGCGGTGTCTTGTACCCAGTCGCTAAGTGGCCCAGTTTATAAGGTTTTTCGATATGAATTATGAAGAAGCAATCGCATCTCTAACTGGTTCATCTAGCGATGAGCAGCCACCAATGAAACAAACATCAGAGCTGGTTTTTAATGCTGAAACCCAGCAGTGGGAAAATGTTATAACAATTGAGCCGCTTAGTGAAGAAGAAGTTGCAAGACGTAATGCAGAACCAAGGCCCACTAAAGCTGATGAAAATAGGGAACTGAGAACAATACTTTTGAGTATGACCGATGAATATGCAATATCTGATCGGCCTTTGTCTGATGCTATGCGTGAGTACCGTCAAGCATTACGAGACATAACCACACACCCTAATTGGCCTAACTTAGAAGAGGGCGATTGGCCCGTAAAACCTGAATAGGATGTAAAACATGCTTGGCTTTACCCCCATAGCCGCAACCCCGTTAGGCGCAACAAGCGCCCTACAGGGTCTGACGTTCGAAGTAGACGCGGGCAGCTATGCGGTAAGCTATCAGGGTGCAGGCAAGCTAATCACAGACGTTGCGCCAACTGGCGTATTTACGCTTGATGGTCGTGCGGCTGATCTAACAAAAGCAATGAATGTGTCGGCTGATGCTGGCACGTTTGCGCTTACTGGGCAGGACGCAGGCTCAACACGCGGATATGCGTTTGCGGTCAATCAGGGTTCTTACACAGTCACGGGTCAAGACCAGACGTATATTGTGCATGTCAGTATTCTGGCAAATGCAGGTACATTCACTGTCACAGGTCAAGAAATCGACGTAGACATCAGCAAAGTTGTGTCGGCGGGATCGTACACGCTCACTGGTCAAGATGTCGGGCTGTTTGCTAACTATAAGATCGGCGCAGATAGCGGCACATTTACGCTCACAGGACAGGATGCATCGTTTACCAAGGCAATGAACATTGCCGCAGCAAATGGTGAATTTGCCCTTACAGGCGAAGATATTACAGTAGTTATTGCGATTACCTTTGAGACAGCGTCAGGCTCATTCACTTTTGCTGGGCAAGAGATTGACGTAGGAATTGGCGAATTTTTTGCAGCAGGCTCTTATTCCGTCACTGGGCGTGATTTTACTTTCTTAAAGGACATGAATGTCGCTGCGAACGCAGGTTCATTTGCGTATCTAGGAAAAGACATTGTTGTGCGCGGCTGGCTAGAGCCTGTCGTCGATGCAGAGACTTGGACAGAACAGACAGACATTTCAGACATTTGGACAGAACAGTCTGTTGGTTCGGAAACATGGACGGATGCTGCGTAGCGTGGTATTGTGCAGCTAACAAAGGATTGAAACATGGCTATATCACTCACACAACCAGTAGTTGGCGGTAACGCGGATCAATGGGGCGACTTGCTCAATACAAACATTGCAAAGCTAGAGGACACCCTAAACAATGACGGTCCAAATAAAACAACAATATCACCTAACTTTAGCGCGTTTAAAATAAACGATACTTTTGTCACAGCGTCAGCAGAAGAGCTTAGTAAGCTGGATGGTGCGACAGTAACGACTGCAGAAATAAATATTGTTGACGGAAGCACATCCGCAACAGCAACAACTCTTGTCGATGCAGATCGCGTAGTTGTGAACGACGATGGCACGATGGTGCAAGTTGCAATGACTGATGTGGCAACCTACATCAACACGGACGCAGACTTAAATGGCACCACAAAAATAGAAGAGGTTGTGGAAAAAGTTACGCTTCAGACCACTACATCTGAAACAATTAACTTTGACTGCCAAACTCAAGCGATAGAGTTTTATACAGCAGACCAAACCGCAGACCGCACAATCAACTTTCGCGGAGATAGCAGCACAACGCTGGACACAATGCTTGCCATTGGAGAAAGCATCACTGTAAGCATCGCTATGACGCAGGGTTCTACAGCTTACTACCTAAGCACATACCAGATTGATGGCTCTGCAGTTACACCTAAGTGGCAAGGTGGCTCTGCACCAGACAGTGGTAACGCAAGTGGGGTAGATGTATATACATTTGTTATAATTAAGACAGGATCAGCTACCTTTACGGTTCTAGCGAGTTTGACGGATTTTGCATAATGCCAGCACTATCAACTTTTGGAGGAATGTCAGCTAGGGGCTTTGGTTTCGCTACGGCTGGCACCTTTGAATTTACAATTACGACAAACCAGCAGGAGCTAGATTTAAGCACTTACCTGACAACGCAGGGTTGGAATGGGTCTAGCAGGGTTTCTGTTACGATTGATAGCGGCGTTTATATCTGGTCAGACAATACGTCTGTTGGTGGTTTAACCATACCTAGCAGCATGAATGACTTGGTGACAATCACAAACAACGGCTACATTATTGGTCGCGGCGGCAACGCAGGTCAGGCGGGTGGCCCAGCGCTTGTAAACAATGCAACTGGTGTAATTCTAACCAACGCTTCTGGTGCGTTTATAGCAGGTGGCGGTGGTGGCGGCGGAGGCCGTGGCGGCGGTGGTGCGGGCGGCGGTAATGGCGTCAGCGGCTATCGCGAAAGTCCATACACAACTTACGCAGCAGGCGTGGGCGGTGCCGTTGGTCAAAATGGTACTAACGGTGAGCAAGGGGCATACTCAGGTGGTTCATACGATGGCGCAGGCTTGGGTGGTGGAGCAGGTGGCGGTGGTGCTGGTGCAGAGCCACGGGATGATGGGTTTGCAGGTTATGGCGCGTCAGGCGGCGGTGGCCGTGTATTGACTGTCAGCACATCATACGGTCAAGGCGCATTCGGTGGCGTCGGTGATGGCGGCACTGGTGGCTCTAACGGAAACGCAGGTAGCAACGGCACATATGGTGGTGGCGGTGGTGGCTGGGGCGCAGCGGGCGGAAACTCTGGTGGTGCAGGTGGCGCAGCTATTTCTGGTACTGCCATCGCTACATATACCAATAACGGCACAGTTTATGGAACAACAGCATGACATTAGTACCGCTAGACATACCCGCAGGCTTTTATCGTAACGGCACCGACTTGGAGCAAGCTGGGCGTTGGCGGGATGGTTCGCTAGTACGCTGGCGTGACAACTCACTGCGTCCGATTGGCGGCTGGCGAGAGCGTAAGACTTCATTTTGTACAAATGTTATTCGCGGCATGCATGCATGGGAAACCAATAATGGCAGCTCATATTTAGCTGGCGGCTCACATGATGCGCTTTTGGTGATGACGGGCGGTGGAACCTTAACAGACATCACTATTGGAAACCTTGCAGCAGGTCGTGAAAGCGCTGCTGCTAACCTTGGTTATGGTGGTCAGCAGTATGGTTATGGGTATTACGGTCAGCCTAGACAGTTATCGCAGAATACCGTGCCACTTGACGCCACAACTTGGTCAATGGACAACTGGGGTGAGTATCTCATCGCATGTCACTCTGACGATGGAAGAATATTACAGTGGGATTTGCAGACAACAAATACGCTGACTATACTTCCAAGCGCCAGCACAGGCGAAACATTAGGCGGCTCATTGTTTTGGACTGACACAACATTTCCCGCCAGCACGGCAACTAGCGCTTACCCAAGTGGCGGTGAGGTAGAAGGTCAGGCGGCGGGAAACACTACTGCGCTACATCGTTTTTACAGCATGCCCATTAAGAAAGGCATGACGTACAATGGCGAGCATGTCATAAATGGCACAAACACAAATACAAATTACACTATACTGTACTCTATAGCATACGACACGATCAGTAACGTTACGAGATCAAACACCGTTACATATGGGAATGGGTTTGATGCAGATGATAGCTATGAGTTTGTTGCTGCTGATGACGGCACGTTAATGGTTCAGGTAACGGCCAATGTTGCAACAAATGAAATATTCCGTTTTTATTACACAATATACTCAGAAGATGAGGCTCTTCTGCTTGGCGCAGCCCCTAAAAACAACTCTGGAGTAGTCGTAACCGAAGAGCGGTTTATCTTTGCCCTTGGCGCTGGCGGCAATCCTCGCAAGGTGCAGTGGTGCGCCAGAGAGGACAATACAGACTGGACACCATTAGCTACGAATGAGGCTGGCGATATTGAGCTGCAAACCAACGGTCAAATCATGCAGGGCATCCGCACACGCGGACAAACTTTGATTATCACAGATACAGACGCGCATACGGCACGTTACCTTGGCCCGCCCTACGTTTATGGTTTTGAGCGTGTCGGCACATCTTGCGGTGCAATTTCACGCAAATCTGCATCTGACGTAGACATAGGTGTTTTCTGGATGGGCCAGCGTGGCTTCTTTAGATTTGACGGGAACGCAGTCTCAGAGATACCGTGCGATGTTCACGACTATGTGTTCAATGACTTCAACTATGACCAAAAATCAAAGGTTTGGTCCTTTGCTAATGGTCAGTATGGCGAGATTTGGTGGTTTTACCCTTCAGCGGAAAGCACAGAGATAGATCGCTATGTCGCGCTTGATTATAAAGAAAACCATTGGTTAATAGGTAGCCTCTCTCGTACTGCAGGTGTTGACCGTGGCGTATTCCAGTATCCCCTTATGGCGGGACATGACGCAGATAGTGATATTTATGACCATGAGGTTGGCTACAACTTTGACAGCGAAACAACCTTCGCTGAGACAGGGCCAATCAGCATTGGTACTGGAGATCAGATTGCAAAGGTTACGAAGTTGATACCTGATGAGCTTACGCAGGGTGATGTAGACGTAACATTCAAGACGCGCTTTTATCCCAACGCGACTGAAACTACTCACGGGCCATTTACGCCTACAAATCCAACAAGCGTTCGCTTCTCAGGTCGTCAACTTCGTATGCGCGTAGAGGGCCAAAAGGCCACTCAGTGGAAGGTAGGTAATATGCGGATTGACGCAACTGCAGGGGGTAGACGCTAGTGCCAAGCCCCACCCTACCACCTATTGGACCTGATCTACGTCAGTGGGGGCGTCAGCTTTCTGCCTACCTGCAGGGAAATCTTGCAAAGCTAGGGTTCAAGACCGCAGACGATAATCCCTCTGAGGATGGCGTTATTCTGTGGGATCGCGCGAACAAGTATCCTGTCGTATCCAAAGACGGAGCGTTTGTTCAGATTGTCCTAGAAGATGGCCACGCTTCATTCTATCGCACAACAGATGTTACAATTGACACTGGTGCTGGACAAACAGTGAATACAGCATACGCAATCACATATGACGCGCCAACGGGTAATGTTGGCATTGACCGTGATGCCACAGACAATAGTAAGATTGTGTTTAGCGAAGCTGGTGAGTACCTCATTATGTTTTCTGCGCAGATTTCATCAACATCGTCTAGCACGGTGAAGTTTTACTTCTGGCCCAGATTGAATGACGCAGATGCGGCAAACAACACTATTATCTACTCACTGCACCAAAACGATGCCACGGTTGTTGTTTCGCGCTCTGCTAAGTTTGACGTGAGTGCGGGAGATTACCTGCAGGTTATGTGGGCAGTAGATAGCACGTCGGGCTTCCTAGATGCATCAAATGCAACAGCGTTTTCCCCAGCGTCACCAGCCACAACTCTACATATAACGAGGATGCATGGTTAAGCACGAAAGCATAAGCGTTTTCGATTACTGCCGCCCTTGGCTGGAAGCCGCCCTTGAGAAATCGGGCGGTCTTAATACATTAGACGAAATCAAGCGTGGAATTGCGTCTGGCAAAATGCAATTGTGGCCTGCAGAGCGTGGGTGCATTGTGACGGAAATAGTGGTATACCATCATACTAAGGCTATAAATGTATTCCTCGCAGGTGGCGAATTGGATCAAATTTTACAAATGACTGAAAATGTGAAAGAATGGGCGCAAAAGCAGGGCTGTTCGTTCGCTCAATTTGATGGTCGTTTGGGATGGCAGAAACCGTTAGAGAAAGTAGGCTGGAAGCCACACTCTATAACAATGCATTTGGAGTTTTAAAATGGGCAGTTCTACGGCTACTGAGACGCAGACAACTAAACAGACCATTCCGCCAGAGGTAACGGCGGCAAACGCAGCTATGCTGGCACGGGGGCAGAAGTTAGCTGAACTTGGTTACATTCCTTACATGGGTGTAGATGTTGCGGGCATTAACCCAGCGGAACGCGCGGCGATGGAAAACGTAGGTCAAATGGCGTCTGCCTTTGGCCTAGCTGCACCAGAGACTTCTCAGATCAGCGCACCAGAAGTCACAATGGGCGGGATGACAGGTTATACATCATTCCCAATGTACGAGGGCGCACTTGAGCGCTTCCGCGAAACTCGTCCAGATCAATACGATGCCTATGCTGAAGCGCTGGGTTACGATCCGCTTACAGGAGAGAAAAAAGCAGCGCCAACACCAGTTTACTCAGGGCCAGCAAGAACGCCCGCAGCAGCTCCTGCAAATCCTATGGACCCACGGGTTGCGCCAGCGGATGCGGCATACTTTAGCAAGGGGCAGTATTTCCGTGCAGATGGCTCAGGCATTGGCGCGGGTTCCCAATCAAATCGGGGCGTTACAACGTTCTTAAATAGTCAGGCACCTTATAGAAATGAAGGTTCAAGAATGTCTACTGGATTTACTGGATACAGTAGCACGGGATCAGCACCAACTGTGCGCCCATTTGAAAGTAACCTTCCAACCCCAACAATAGGTGAGGCTGTAGGCGAGTTTATCAGCGGTGGTGGACTTATGGGCGCAATCGGCAGAGCCATGTCTGGCGCTGGAAGCAGAAATCCGCGGGCTTAGGAGTTAATTATGGGACAGTCAGCTAATCAACCAGTACAGAACGTGTTTCAAGGCTCTGCGCAGGCAATGCAGCAAGCAGGACAAACATTCGGGGAGATGGCTCAAGGCCAGATGAACCCCTACACGCAGAATGTTATTGATCGCACGCAGCAGGACATCATGCGTCAGCAACAACTTGCAGAGCAAAACTTAGGCGCTCAGGCAACAGCAGCAGGCGCATTTGGTGGGTCGCGCCACGGCGTAGCACAAGGCGTGCTAGGCGGAGAATACGGGCGCATGGCGGGTGACATTGCAGCGCAGCAGCGCATGCAGGCTTTTGACAAGTCACGCGATCTAGCTATGCGAGGCGCAACTGGGCTAGGCACACTTGGTCAGCAAGCGTTCAACATGGGCCAGCAGGCGCAATCATCTATTGGTCAGCAGGGCGAGTTCATGCGCTCACTTGAGCAGCAACTTATTGATGCAGCTAAAGGCCAGTTTGCAGGCGCTGCAGGCACACCGCTTGCGGGACTTGGTGCTCTCACATCTGTCTTGGGGGCATCGCGTTTCCCAACTATGACAACCACGACTGGTACAGCAACTAATCCGTATGACCCAACTGGTCTACTTTCAACGATTGGCTACCAACTAGCACTTGGTAAGCCTACAGGGGCAGTGTAAATGAGCCTACGTGATCTGGCATATAAGATAGCGCAAGAGGAAGGGATTAACCCCGATCTATTTGTGCGCCAGATTGAGGTTGAGAGCGCATTTAATCCGCAGGCTAAGAGTTCTGCGGGCGCGATGGGGTTAGCTCAACTTATGCCTGCGACAGCAAAAGACTTAGGTGTTACAAACCCTTATGACCCAGAGCAAAGCCTGCGCGGCGGTGCGCGGTACATGAAGCAGCTTCTAGGCCGCTACAATAACAACCAAACGCTTGCTCATGCAGCATACAACGCTGGCATGGGAAACGTAGATAAAGCAGGCGGCGTGCCTAACTTTAAAGAAACGCAAAACTACATTGCAAAAATCCTTGGGGGTAACAGCATGATTGGCGCACAAGCACCGCAGCAAATGGCACAGCAAGAGAAACCAAGGGGTTTGCTGGGTGGCATGATTGATCGTGACTTTGCAGATCAGCTATACATGGCAGCGCTGGCTGGATCGCCAAATGCCCAACGTTTTCAACCACTTATACAGTCTGTTCAGGCAGGTCGCCAAGCACGCAGGGAAGATGCGAAAGAGCAGAAAAAGCTAGAGTTAGCTCAAAGGGGGCGTAACGCGACTGCGGATTACTTAGATAGTATCGGTCAGACTGAATTAGCCGACTTGTTGCGTCAGGGTGGCATTGATGCAAAAACGGCTTTTGGTGCAATCCCAACTGCCGCAAAAACGCCTGCAGCAGAGCAGAAAATCGCCCGTCTTATGGAAACTGGGCTTGATAGAAACACTGCAATAGCCATTGCGGATGGAAGAATTGTTGTAAGCAATGACCCAGTTACGGGAGAAGTTTTCCTTTTAGACAAATCTTCTGGTCAGAGAGTTGAGCCAAAAGCTCAAGCAACAACCCCATCTACAACTGAGGCGAAGGCTGCGCCAGAGCAGGCTGGCATGTTTGACGAAGTTGATGTTGTGCAAAGCTTGGGCGTAGGGGGTTGGGCTAAAGGAATTGCCAATATAGTCACAGACGCAATTGGTAGTGGTCAAGCATTTCCAGAGGCTGGTACAGCGGCTGCTGGGCTTGAGAACTTGCAGGCTAGAACTGTTTTAATGACGGGTGTAGATATTGCTGGCAAGCCGTCAAATTTCACACGAGAAGAGATTAGGGACAAGCTGACAGTTACTCCATCTGAAATTTCAACGGGGCCAGACGCTGCGTTAAAAAAGACAACAAATATGGTTCGATTGCTTGAGGAAACTTATGCAGCAGCTGTGGCGGCGTCAGAGGGAAAAAGCGGTGCGTCAGTCCAGCAGCGAAAAGATGCAAAGGCGTCAATACCTATGCTGACAGGCCTGCTAAGGGACTACAGGTCTTTAGAGACAGCCTTGTCTAAAAAAACAAGTCCATCTCCATCCCCCGCTGTAGATCAGGACGTTATGGACACTTATAACTATTATATCCAGCAGATGGGTGGAGGGCAGTAGCGTGTCAGATATTACCTTTGAGGGCGCATTAAAGGCCATGAAGGCCGCGCATGATGCTGGCGATACTAAAGGAGCCATGAAAATGGCTAAACTTGCACAATCCCTGCAGCAACAGGCGGAAGCAAGCGCCCAAGACGAAGGTGGCGATGGTATCATGGCTCAAGTCAACAGGGGGATTGCTGAAACTGTCGGCGGCCTTGTTGATTTTGTAAATCCATTCGATGAATATACTGGTTCCGCAAAAGAGGGGCTAAAAAGCGCGATGCAAGCTGGCGGCATTAAAGTTGCAGAAGATGCCCCTGATACATTTCTTGAAAACATTGCATATGGCACTGGTAGCGCGGCTGGGTCTGTCGTGCCAGTTGCAAAAGCGGCAGATTATCTTTCAAAAGCTGGCGGTTTAATTGGTCAGGTAGCAAAGTCGGTTGCTCCTCAGTTGGCAACCAGAACTGGCGTTGCAGCAGAGCTTACTGCAGGTGGCTTAGGCGCAGGTGCAGCAGGAGAGGCTGAACGTGCTGGATATGGACCAACCGCACAAATGGCGGCCGGCTTAATAGGCGGGGTTGCTGGCGGTGTTGCTCCATTAGCTGTCAGGACTGCGGCAACCAAATCGCCAGTGGCACGGGGTGTGGCGGCGGCAGTCGCCCCATTCACGGAGGCAGGAGGGTTCCAAATTGCTTCTAAGAGGGCGCAAGAGCTAGCTGGCGGGGCATCCCGTGCGGCAGATGTTGCAGCTAAAATCAAGCCAAACACTGAAATAGGCTTGTCACCTGCGGCACAAACAAACGAGCCAAAGTTATTGCAGCTAGAGCAAGCCGCTATGCGAAGTAATCCTAAAGTTGCAGAAACAATTAACACTCAAAGGTTTCAGTCTGAGCTAGCAGCTAGGGAAGCCTTAGAGGCCACTGGTGATGTGGCCGAAACTCAAGCATTTATTGCAAGCAGGCAGCAAAAATTTGCTGACAATATTGACAATTATATTGCTGCAGCAAGAGCTAGTGCAAAAAAGAAAACCCCTGTTTCTGGCGTCAGTGAGATAGAGGCTAGCAACATAGTTTCTAATGAGTTACGCCGTGCTGAAAATTTAGCTAAAGACAGGCAGCGAGAGCTTTGGGCGAAAATACCTCAAAACACTGTAATTGATGTTACAGATGCGAGGGCATACGCAAATGCTCTGAAAAAAGAACTAACAAAATACAACAGGGCAGACATGCCTGCAGAAATTAATAAATTTCTGAAACTAACAAAAAAAGCGCCTGCTCAAAGCATAAAAGACCTAAATTCTTTATATTCCAGCTTGCGTGACACCGCTAGAAATGCAGCATCTGGCGATAAGGTTAATAGAAACAGGGCAAGAATTGCTAATGAAATGGCAGAGCAAATACTGCTGTCATTGGATGATTTCGATGGTCCTATAGCTGCTGCGCGTGATTATAGCAGAATTATGCATCAAAAGTTTTCGCAAGGGACAGTCGGTGACCTTCTGAAGCGCAGTGTAAGAGGTGATTATCAAGTTGCGCCTGAAGTGGCGCTGTCTAGAACTGTTGGTCGCGGAGGCGCTGAGGGTTATGTTGCGCAGCAAGACATAGCGAAGGCTTTAACTGATGCCCCTGACAGCGGGAAAGCGATAAATGCTACAGCTAACTATTTGCGAAATAAATTCAATCAGGCTGCATTTACGGCTGGTAGGTATTCAGAGAACTCTGCTGCTAACTTTTTAGAAAAAAACAAAGCGCTGCTAGATCAGTTTCCCGTTGTTAGGAAAGAGGTTGATGCGGCTATGAAGTCTCAGTCTGCTCTTAAAACAGCGGAGCAAAAAGGCGCAGAATTGTCAAAAGAGGTAAGCTCATCTCTTTCTTCTAAATTTGCCAAGGCAAACCCAGACAACGCAATCAAAACTGTTTTGCAATCGCAGAACCCTGAAAAAGCAATGGCCTCTCTGGTTGCGACTGCAAAAAAAGACAAGTCTGGAAAGGCTATGGATGGTCTTAAAAGGTCTGTATCAGACCTAATACTGTCTAAATCATTCAAACAGCTTGACGCACCTCGCCCTGTCGGGGACTTAACGTCAGAGCTAAGAGGCACGTCTATGACAGAGGCGCTTGATGACAAGTTTATATCTTCTATCGCCAAGCAGGTGTACACAAAGCCTGAATTAACAAGATTAAACGTTATTGCGAAAGAGTTGCAGTCACTAGATAGTGCTAGACTGCTTTCGCAAACAGGCAATACGTTGCAGGACTTTAAGCCCAACGTTATAGCTTCAACTATTGGTCGAGTTTTGGGTGCAAGGGTTGGTGCTAAGTTTGGCGGGGGTATGGCTGGAGGCTTGCAATCTGCGCAAATTGGTTCAGGTAGAGCTCAGCAGTTTTTAGCGAAAATAACCAACGATAAGGCGCAGCAGATGCTGCAGGACGCTGTAACTGATCCAGAGCTATTTAGAGCTTTGCTGCTCAATGTAAATGTTCCTAAAAATTATGGTAGAATAGAGAAAACATTAGCGCCATATGTGGTCGGAGCGATAGCTGGACAACTAGAGATGCAGGAGTAACACATGCAGCCACAAGCAAAAGATAAACGTGAGATCGAAGGTATCGTTCAATACGCTATGGCTCAGGCTGTTGACTTTGTAGAGAGCGAAATCACGAATGACCGCATCAAGGCGCAACGCT